AAAGTGGATACAAATGTGGATACAAAAATAAAAAAAATACCAAACAAAAACATAATTTTAGTTACTGGCGGTGCAGGATTTTTAGGAAGAAATTTATGTAAACGACTCCTTGAAAACACCTCAAATTATGTGATTTGTCTAGACAATTTGATTACAGGAAGTAAACGAAATGTCGAAGAATTTATTGAAAATCCAAATTTTTTGTTTCTTGAAGACGATATTGTTTCGTCGACATTTGTTGAAACCTGTCTCCTTTTTCCAAAAATAGACGAAATTTATCACTTGGCGTGTATTGCCAGTCCAGACAAATACAAGGAATATTCGATTGAGACTCTCTCGACTTGTTTTCAGGGAACCAAAAATGTTCTAGAAGTGGCAAAACATTTTGATTCCAAAGTCATGTTTTCATCCACGTCGGAAGTCTATGGTGATCCAACCGTCCATCCACAGCCAGAAGAATATTATGGAAATGTGAATACGATGGGCGAGAGAAGTTGTTACGACGAGGGAAAACGAGTTGCAGAATCACTTGTTTATGAATACAGAAGGAAATTCCATTTGGACCTGAAGGTGGTTCGTATTTTCAATACTTACGGTCCTTACATGGATATAAATGACGGTCGCGTAATTACCAATTTCATCAAACAAATACAGAAAGGGGAAGCTCTTGTGATTTATGGATCCGGAAATCAAAGCAGAAGTTTTTGTTATGTGGACGATATGATTGACGGATTTTTGAAAATGATGGCGAGTCAAGAGAAAGGACCGATCAACATCGGAAATCCTTATTGCGAGTTTACGTTGAATGAATTGGTAAAAGTATTTGAAGAACTTTTAGGCAAAACGATTGATGTGAAATATGTAGAGGCAACCGAAAATGACCCCAAACAAAGAAAACCTGTGATTAACAAGGCACAAGAAAAAATAGGTTTCGAACCGAAGGTTGATTTGAAAGAAGGGCTCCAAAAAACGATGAATTATTTTAGACCTTTTTCTATTTGAAACTCCTAATAATTATAATAATTTAATAATTGATTGTTTACTAATTCAATAATTTAATCTTTATATAAAATATAGAATATGCCTTTTATTCGTACTTATAATGGAGCCATGAAAATATTATCAGAAATAGGAACTGGAACTTGTAAAGGAACTTGCAAGTCAACATGGATTCGTAATATAAAATATGCATTAAAAACAAAAACAAACCCTTTAGGATTGAATGAGAAACAAAGAAAAAATATGACCGAAAAAATAAAAAGTGTTTCGGGGAGAAATGCAGTCAATCAACATAGTAAAACGCTAAAGAAATATAAAACTAGAAAATCACCGCCCTATCCTGCAAATGAAAATTGTAATAAACAGATGAAAGGTAATGATGGTGAACTTTACATCTCCAAACCGAATAAAAATAATGTTTGTTCTTGGAAAAAAATATAAGTGGTGTAAAAAAATACGAAAAATGTATTGTACATTTTCGTATTTTTTATTTTTTATATTTTTATCAAAAATCAAGTCAACTTTTAACGATAGTCATTCACAACAACACGAATGGGTCTTTTACCTCCTGCACCAAAGAGTCCTTTCAAAATGTACAAGACCATTCGACAACACAAATAGAATGCAAACCAAGACAATATCCACTTTATGTTCGCTTCCATTTGGGATTTCGTTGCTTCAACGGTGGATTGTTGTTTGGTGTAAATATCCATCGCTATTTTGTTATAGAAATAGTTGATTGCTTCGTCGCCGTTGAGTGTTACTGATGTGTCGTTGACATATCTGATGTACAAAGTCAACTGACGATATTGGGTTTGGTCGAGAAGTTGGTTCATTTTAGTTTTTAGGATTTTTAATCGTTGGATTTTTGATTGTTGGATTTTTAATTTTCTAGTTGTTTAACATGACAAAAACAAGGAAAAACATTTCAATTTTTGTCAAGTTTCCAATTTCTCAAAAATGAATTGTTAAAATAAACCATATAAAAATAAAATCTGTACAACAAACATATACAGATTTTGTTTTCATGAATTTCTACCTTCTCTTGTTGTCAATCGTCGCTGGATTTAAAACAAACCCAAAGAAGTTCTGTATAAACTGTCGACATTTTATAAATACCACTCCAGAGACACCAGAGAATGCCAAATGTTCACTTTTCACCAGAACAAGTACCGACTATTTAGTGACAGGTGAAGAATCGGAAAAAATGTATTATTTTGCAAGTACTGCCAGACAATATTCAGACATGTGCGGAGAAGAAGGAACACTCTACAAAAGAAAAGTTCAATCTAGAAAAAAAGATGAACCTAGAGAAGAACATTCCTACTAATTTATTTTGTATATTTTTGTACATTTTTTTAGACCGTCGTGAGACAGGTTAGTTTTACCCTACTGATAATTTGTTATCGTAACAGTAATCCAACTTAGTACGAGAGGAACCGTTGGTTCAGACAATTGGTTTATGGGGTTGGCTGAACAGCCAGTGCCCCCTCATCACTTGACTTTCGAATAATATTTCGTCACAGGTTGATTCGATTCTTTTTTGTTATTGGTTTCACGCAAGAAATCGTCGAACAATAACGCCTTGACTTCCTTGTTTTTCATTTTTTCGATTTTCTCCTCCGCCTTTTCCTTATTCTCCATCGTTTCACGAATTTTTTTAATTTCGTTGTTGAACTTGGATATTTTGGGTATTTTTTTGTTCTGTTTCCATAATTTCTCCAGGACAAGCGCAAAGACTTGTTGAACTGGTTTCATGATTTGGTTGGTAATGTAAAACGAATAGTCTATTTTCAAATTGTTTTCTTTTATGAAACTAGGCGTCTCTATTTTTTCTCCTTGTAAAGCGTTCTTGTTGGGGTGGTGAATGTAAACAAAGGGTATTCTATCTCCGGAACTCGGTTTGTTTCCTGGATCACGATTTGTAATTCTGTCCGCCAATACTTTATGCGCAATTTGTTTTGGATTTTTGTATCCTGATCGCAAGGATTTCGTAATGATCAACTTTTCCATCGGATACTTTTCCTCTACGATATTCTGTAAACACGCCTTCAAGAAATTCTCCGCTTTTTGAATGTCCTTTTCCTTCATCAAAATATCGATGATTCCACCATAAATTTCTTTGACGATGGGGGCATTATCACGCCGTTTGAGAACAATACCCATTTCCTTGCGCTTTCCTTTAGTCGGGTCGTGTTCATACAACATTCCTACATATCTCTTCTTCGACAACAAACAAAAGGGCATGAATGTCTTTTCATATTCCAAATCGTGCGGACCTTTCAAAAACTTTGACGCCAAATGTCCTGCCTCTTGAGCAAGTTCAATTGTGATTTCCAGCGCTTTTGTACCACGAATGGGTGTTCCATCTGGATTTTGTAAATTGAAAGTAAAGAATACCGAATCCGTATTGTGAACAATCATGTTTCCAATACCTGCAGCGAAATGATGATTTTCTGTGGTCAAATCATACACATATCCGGTGTAATTGTCTAATTTTTTAATTTTAACAACAGCGTTTGGTTTCCTACATGTTTTTTGCATACTCGTGACAAAATACACCTCTTCTTCCGGATTTTCTGTATTTTTTTTTTTATCCAAATAAATATTACAGTCGTAGGCTTGATTGAAGCGACAATATTCAGCCATTTCCAAATGTTGTTTGGGGTCATTCAAATCATATTTAATTTTCATGGAAACATTCAAACTTCTTCCGTATTGTATTGGAATGATGGAATGTAAAAGTTCCATTCCCACTTTCACTTGTTTCGGCGATATTTCTTCACCATTCATTTGAACTAAAGAATGGTCGTCGGTTACATCTACAATTCCAGTATTCGTTGAAATTCTCACCATGTTTTTATGTGGCGCCAAACGATGTCTTATCACTCGAAACAATTTCGTCCAACCTTTTTCCGTCCAGGTTTCTACATTCTCCAATTCACAAACCTCCTTTTCTTGTTTTCCTTCTTCCAAACAAGGAACCCATTTGTTGTCACCATATTTCTTGGCTAAATCTTCAATTGTACAAATGTCAAACTTATCGAGTGTGTGTTGTTTTTTCATGATTGTATCGTATATCGAATCCAATTTAGGCGTGACTTTCACATAAACCGGAGTGTATGAGGCAACACTATCTCCATAAATGTATTCGGCTTTGGTCAAGACTGGACCGTGATTTTCGGTTTCACACATAGAATCACCGTAACATTCTTCGATGACCTTTTTGGCGTAAGTCAACAACAATCGTCCAGTTGCCGTTGTGGAGGCGGCCACATCTTTCTCATAGAAAGTGCTCGTTCTAGCTCCGCACTGTCCATACAAGGAATTCGCCGTTAGTTTGTAACCCAATTGTCTCTTGTCCAATACATTTTTCATAAATTCGTCTTTTTCCAAAGGAATGAGTTTTCTGGTTGTTTTACGAGCGGTCAACAATTCTTCCAAAATAGAAGGCATAATCGCTCTTGTTCCGTTGGGAAATTGAGCAAAACGGCAAATCTTTGTTCCAGATTTCACCTTTTCGGCGGCGGCTGAAGGCGTTTTTCTTACATATTTGAATGTGTCGTAAGTAATGTTCACATACTTGTATTCCGGTAAATCGTCGTAAATAAAATTGCCGTTGTCATCGGTTTCGCCATTTTCGGCAATCAATACGCCGTTCAAATTGTATTCTTTTGTCCAGACTTTGCTGTCGTGTGATAAATTTTCGCTCATCATCGAAGACGGATACAAAGAGGCATAATCCACACAGGCCACCGGATTGTCCAAATACAAATCACATTTGGGATCCAAGACGATTGCTCCTTCGTATCCGTCGTCGCTCTCCATTTTTTCTATCACGGGCATCAACGCTCCTTTTTCACGACATTTTTTAGCGACATAACTGGTGAGTTTAATACCTTGACCACGCAAAATCAAGAAATTGATGGGAACGCTACAAATTTTGGACATTTCAATAAATCCGGTGAGAATATCGACCTTTCGCATCAAGTAATGAACCAAGTTACAATCCTGAATACAGTATTTAGCAATGACGGACCGGTCTTTCGAAGAACCGTTCGTCATTTGGAAAATATCTTTTGGAGTGACATCGTCCTTCGCCAAACACCATCTCACTTTTTTCGCCATGTCCGGATAAACGGTGGCCGAAATTTCAAAACAATTGTTTGGTTTGTCGACTTTGGTAACCAAAAACTTGGCTCCTTCTTGAAAGGTGTCTACTGAATGACCGATTTCTTCGAAATGAATGTAACTTCCTACAAGCAAACCAGTAAGATTTGTAGTGGTGATTTTTGTCATTTCCACTTCGGTTGTCTCGGTATTACTCACATCACTATACTCCAGTTTCTTGACATAATCACCGATAAAATAACCGGCAACATAGTCTAATTTGTAGGAAGTGAGATTTTCTTCACGACGAAAGAAATTATACAAATCAATTTGAATACGACCGTTTATTTTGATATACTTCAAATCGTGTTGACCACTTGCGATTTGTAAAGTGGCTTCTTCCATTTTGTACTTGTTAGTTGTATAATCTTTGGATGCACAGACTTCATTACGATTTTTCGAGAGTTTCAGGAAGTCTTCGAGACATCGATTTTCTTCGGCGCGTTTGAACATGAATTCATAATCAAAACCAAAAATGTTGTAACCGATGATAATGTCTGGATTTTCCTTTTGAATCAGGTCTTTCCACGCCAAAAGAACTTCTTTTTCTGTTTTGTAACAGTCAATCACCGTTTTTGTTCGTGTTTCGTTATTTTCACTCAACTGGTCACAGGTATTCAATACGGCGCAGTGATTCAAATAGGGTTCTTCTTCGCCGTATCTTACAAAAGTAGAACCGATAAAGGTGACTTTGTCACCCTCTAATTTTGGAAATACGGAAATCAAGGATTTGTTGAGTTCCATAATTTTTTCGTTGCGGTCTATTTTCTTATCACACATGTATTCCAAAATCGAAGTTGAATTTTTCGCCTGTTTTTTACCCGTATTTTTTGGTTGAAAGAAAGATAAATTGGAATCTTCTTCTTCTTCGTTCATGGATTCAAACATCGTTTCAATCGTCAGTTGTTCTTGAAACTCGTCGTTGTTTTTGAAATCGCTGACATTATAATTCGTCCATTTTTCTATCCAGGCATCACATTCTTCCTTTTGTTTTGGTTTGTATTGAGAAATAGAATAGACGAGGTCTATTTCAATCATCGACTCGGCGTATCCAAATGCAGACAAAATACATTTTACAAGTAAATCTTTCATTTTTTCTTTGTCAAAGTCTCCTTTCAACGATTCCAAATACTCCATCATGTCGGTCGCTAATTTTTTATAGGATTTTACGGGAAGCG